CTTGTAAGTCAAATGTTCTAACACCATCAACTGTAATTCTCGCATAGAAGCGGTTGTTCACCATTTTTTTAGCGTATCTAGTCATAATACCCTTGATAGGAGTAAAGTTGAATGGATTATACATTGTTGGAGTTAATTGAAGTGGAACATACGGAGCGTAGATGTAACCAGTATCAAGAAGTGATGTACCTTTATGTCCGATTAACACTTGGTTAGGTGGGAAGTAAGGGTCACGATATACTTGGTATCTACCAGCTAATGTACCTACTCTTTCAATACCCATATTGTATTGGTCTTGCTCAGGAGAAGCATTTGATACGTGGAAGTATTCCAAGTCATCAAAGATTGCAGAAACCTCAGAAGAAACAACAATCCAGTTAGCACCACCTCTAAGAGTTGATTTGTGGATTTGAGCTGAAAGTTGGTTGATAGCTGTAATCAACGTTTGATTCCAGTCTTTTTGAGTGTAAGAAGTTGTTTGAGCAATTCTTCTCCATCCGTTGTAATCCCATCTCAAGTTCCAAGCTGCACCTTTTCTAAGGTCACGAAGGATTTCTCTATCGATTTCAGCTGCAACTTGCTCAGAAAGAAGAGCAGTTAATTCAGCTTCAGCATCGATGTTATGGAATGCCGCAACGTCTTGAGCTAACTCAGGAGACCATTGAGCTCTAAGTTTTCTTTCAGAAACAGAAACAGTAACTGATTCAAGGTCGAAAGAAACTTCACCGATTTTATCTTCGAATTCAAGTTCTTCGTATCTTCTCCAAACAGCTGTAAATGAATCAGCAGAAGAAGCTGAGAAAATAGTTGTTCCAGTGTAACCATCTAAAGAAGAATCACCACATGTTGCACAAGCAGGACAAGATAAGTCAACTTCTAAATAGATACAACCATTTTGGTCACAAATACTATCATAAGAACCACCATTTGCGTTAGGAGAAGCTCCGTTGAATGTAGTTTGAACTCTTGTTGATGTTGGGTTAACAATACCTTTACCATATTGTTGTGTTACAAGTCTAAATAATAAGTTTGGATAAGTCTCAGTACCAATACCCATAGTATCACAAGTGTTAGTATCGGCTGAAATAGTATTTCTAACGATTTTAAGGTCGGATAAGAAAGTTTCAGAATCAACCTCAGCACCATCAGGTCCGATAAGTTTACCATAACCAGGATAAGTACTCCATCCACAAACTTTCATAATCATTTTTCTTACATTTGGAGTAGTTTCAGTGATTTCATAATTTTCTAAAGCACCATTAGACCATTTCAATAATGAAGTATCTTGAGTAATAGCAGTCCAACGACCTTTAGAGTAATCAAATAAACCACCAGGTTCTAAACCAGGTTCGCTACCTTCATAGAATAAATCGTAAAGGTTTTTAGTGAAAGAACCTGAACCAATGTAACCTGCGTTAGGGTTACCAGGGTAGTTACCAGGACCACCTACAGGTGAATAATGCTCTCCCGAATAATCTTGTGAACCATTAGGTCCTGTAAATGTCGCACCAGAATAACCTTGGATTTTAGGTACGAAGTAGAACAATTTACCGATAGGTAAGTTCATAGCTTGTACAGATACGATATCGTTAGCTAACAATTTAGAGAAAACTCTTCTTACGATAGGGAATACAACAGTTTCGAATGAACCAGATGACCCATCAGAAGTTGCTTCGTTAATAAGGTGAGAAGCTTGGTTTTCATATAACTGAGCTACGTTTTCTTTTAGGTGGCCTTTAAGACCTTCAAGGAATCCTAATCTATCCCATTTGTTAATAGTATCTTCTTTGATAACTTTAAGGTGTTTCAAACCAATGTTACCAACAAGACCGCTTTCTAATAATGCTCCCATTTTGTATTTGTTTTGTTTTTTTTTTTTGGTTTATTTTATTTTAATTTTGACATCAAATCCTTCATTCTCAAGAATTGAGGATTTTCGTAAGTTTTTGATTCAATCAAATTAACTGCTGAACCTGTTGATGGTGATTTTTGTATTGTTCTTTCAACAGATTCATTAACTTGTTGAGTCTTAGTGTTTGATAATTCGTCTTTAATTACTTTGTAAAGATTTTTAGATTCTTTAAGAGTTTCTACACCATCAAATCTTTTTAGAATGTTAACTTTTTCTTGTTTTGAAGTTGAATGTTCAGTAAATAATCTAGTTGCGTACGCCAAGTTTGAATTGAAGATTGCAACTTCATTAAGTTTATTTCTAAAAATGTTTAATGCTTTTCTGTACTCTTCATTTTTTTTCTCTAAGTAAATTTAATTCTTCTGTTTCAACAGATTCTTTTCTGATGTGACGAGGTGCTGCTTTTGGTTTTGGTAGACCTTCTCTTCCCCAATATTTTCCATTACCTAAAGTACGTGAAGCTTCTTTGGTTTCAACCTTTTTAGGTTTTGTCATCATACCTTCTTTTGTCTCTTTAGACTTTGTAGGTTTCTTAGTGAATTCACCATCAAAACTTGGAGAATCAGATTTATAAATATCCTTTTTAGGACCTTTACCCATACCAATACCTTTAGTACCTTCTTTTTGTTTAGGTTGTTTGAAATCAGTAGTTTGTTTAGGGAATTTGAATTTAGAAGCAGAACCCATACCCATTCCTTTTGGTTTTCTTGATTTTTTAGATTCCATCATAAATTCTTCGTCACCTTCATAAAATTCTTCATCCATAGCTCCTAAATCTTCGTAATCAGAATCGTCTTCAATTTCTAATTCGTAGATTGTTCCTTCACTAAATTCTTTTTCGAAAACACTTTCAATGTCAGATTTATCCATTTCAAACTCATCATCCATTTCATATAACTCGTTATCCATTTCATAGACTTCATCATCCATTTCATATAACTCGTCATCCATCTCATATAAGTTTTCATCATCCATCTCATATAAGTCTTCATCAAACTCGTCCATACCTTCACCAACAATCATATATTCTTTTTCATTGTCTTTTAGGTTTATGTTACCCGCGTTATCTTTGGTAACTACGATTTCATCTTCAGGACTTAATAGTTTGAAAACTTTAAGAACTTGTGAAGTTGGTTGATTTGTGAGGTCTATTGTATCCACCTCCATATTAGGTTCTGACATATCCATTTCATCTTCTTCCATGCCCATTTCATCGTCTTCTATGTCCATTTCATCATCTTCCATTTCCATTTCATCGTCTTCAATGTTCATTTCATCGTCTTCTATGTCCATTTCATCACCTTCTTCATCTTCAATCTCTTCATCGTCTTGTTCTTTGAGAGATTCTTTTACCAAATCTTTGATTTCTTGTCTCATAGTAGAGGCAAGTATTCCTTTTGCATTTTCAGCAACAGCTTCTTCCAAATTTTTCATTTGTAGTA